CGCCTCCCGGAGGGTGTCCAGGCGTTCGGCAGAGGTTTTGACCGCTTCGGCCAGTAGTTTCTTTCTTTGCGTCAGGAGTTCCACGTTGCGGGGGTCTAACTTTAGTAACCTTTCGACCTGACGCAGTTCGGAGGAAATGTCCTTCGCGCTTTTGTCCACGCCTTTGAGGGCCTCGCCAAGCTTAGTCGTGTCCCCACCAATTTCGATGGTTATGCCACGTATGCGTTTGTTGGTCACAGTTTCACCCCCTGCGCTTAGAAGCGATCATAGTCCTGCTGGCTGGCTGGCCGCGCTCTCACCGGCTCTGTGTGTCTGGAACTTGCGTGTGGAATATTGGCACCATTATAGGTCCCGATGTAGTCAACGAGCATCCCCACCGTGAGGGTCTCAAAGTCCTGCAGAGTCAAACCTCGCAGTAGCGCCCCCACCATGATGGTTTCCGTAGTAAGGGCAGGAGTAGCTCCAGCTTCGTGGCTCCCGCCCTCTACTTTTTTTTTGTCCCCATCAGGCTGGCTGCCAGGAGGTCGACTGTCTCGCGCAGGACTTCGTCCAGCGGGAACTCGCTAAACTGGTCGAGCCATGCTTCAGGCTCCGGGATGGATGGGTCCGCAGTTTTGGCCATCACCCAGATCAGGTTATAGAACAGCTCAAGGTCGAGTGCGTCGTAGTTTTCCAGTTCACCCGTCGTGACGTTGATCGCTTTCTCCAGCTTGAGCAGATCTTTCAATGCATCGCGCTGGAACTGGGCCTTGTAGCGCAGCAAATAAGCGGCGGTGCTCTTAAAACGCACCGCCCGCCCGTCAATTATGATTGTTTTCTCCATGTGGATTACACCTACGGTGTCGGGGACACGAAGGTATACACATCAGTGAAGAAGCTGCTATAGCCAGTTTTGCCAGCTTCCAGTTTGGCTTTGACAAAGCCGGTGCCCGGCGCGGGGCTGGCAATCAGGTTCAGCGTTTCGGTCCCAACTTCTACTGCGGCGGCTGTCGTTGTACTTGTCAGCGCGGGCCGACGCACGTGCACATAGTACAGTACATGCCGCGTCGCGTTAACATCGCCATTAAACTCAAACAGCAGCGCGATCTGCTTGGGACGGGCGTTAACATCCTCAAACAGACCCTCGTTCTGGTCGAGCCTGTCACCCAGCACGGCAATGCGAAAAGTGTCTGGCATTAGCGCCATTTCCAGCGAGCCTTCATAGCCCTGGTTGGACTCGACACTAAAGTACAGGCCGTCGTCCGCGTAAAACTCCGCCTTCTCTCCTTTAGGCTCCAGCGTAAGACTGACCCCGCCGGGTATGGGCACGGGGGTCGCATACGTTAGCGTCCCGCCAGTTTCGGTGGCCACGGCGTAGTGTACATTCTTCAAGCCGTACTTCACTTTGTTGGCCGACATGAGGCACCTCCCTAGATCTGAATTTCATAAGCAACTTGGTAGAGCTTTTCGCTGGGTATCCACATCTCCCGCTTGTCGTAAAATATCTCATTTGCGGTCAAAGCCGCTTCAACCAAAGCCTCCCTTGCGGCGTCTTTGCGCAGGGAGTACAGCTCCACCTGGAAATTAGTGCGGGGATAATAGACCGTGTTGTCCGCCGCGAAATTGTCGCTACCTTCAGCAAAATATACGAGATAGGGCAGCTCAGGCGGAGCTGCCCCAAAGTGTGAATACGCCACCGGCAAGCCGGTGGCACTGAGGATTTCGTATAGTCTAGCCGCCACGCCTGATCACCTCCTCTACCGCGGCAAAGTAATCAGCCGCCACCTTATCTCCAACAGGGTCGATGTGCGGCTGTGCCCGTGTCCTGCCGCCGTCCCTGGTGGCGTGGCCGTGCTCCAGTAGATGGGTGAGTCGGGGGCGCTCCTTGTTGTGCAGAATGAAACGCATTGGGCCTCTGTAAGTGCTCTCTACCCTCACGCTCCAGCCGCGCCTGTATCTACCTGTACGCTTTGGGCTTGCGCCCACAAGCTCGGCTGCGCCTTGACGCGCGACGCGTTCGCCAGCAGCGTTCATGCCCTCCACGATGTCGGCGGTGTATGTGGTTAGTTGAGCCATGATCTCCTTGCTCAACTGGTCGACCTTAATTGCCAAGTGACTTCCCCTCACCCTCTACACACGTTCTACACACATCAATGTTAGCTCCCGCTTTCTGCCGTCCACATCAAGCACTGAATGGATATCCAAAGTACGCTCGCCTGCCAGCACGCGCATAGCGGGGACAATACCTGGGCGATGGCGTATGCGGACGCGGTGTGTTACCTCAGCGTTGACCCTGGCTGCATCAAAAAACTCCCGGCCGGAAATGGCCTCAATTTGCGCGTAGACTGTTGCGGTATCGCTCCATGTCTCACTCACTACGCCGAGGCTGTCCTGGGTCAAGGTTAGGGTTTGCAGTGTAATCCGATGCCTCAGCTTACCTATGGCCATGGGCCTCACCAGCTTTCCTTGCGGTGAGCAAAGAGCAGCCGCTTGATGGTGTCTACAAGTACCGGAGTCACAAGGGCCTCGCGCTGCTCGTAGAACTGGGCGGTGGCATAAAGGATTGCCTGCCGGACAACCTCCGGCACTTCCGCAAAGTCGGACAGCGGCTGGCGGAGGATGCCTGCGACGATATCCTCCGCAGCAGCCATAAAGCTGCCGATGAGCGCGTCCTCAGACTCGCCGTCCACCCTGAGCCACGTTTTTGCCTCTTCCAATGTGACGACCACTGCGCTCATCTCCTTACTTATAGCGTTTGCTAACTGCCCACCATGAGGACCAACTACGCCTTCTGCTGCAATATCTTGATGGACTCGGGGAGCACCAGCTTGCCGTCCACGCGCTGGGTAGCGATAAAACCTACTTGTCCCGTGGCCGCATACAACTCGTTCAGTCGTTTGAACACCCGACCCTGGCGGTCAGCTACCCAGTAGTAGCTGAAATCGCCGAACACTATACTCTTTGCACCCGCCTCGATAACCGGCATATAGGCCGAGGTGTAAAGGGGGCGGTTGATGATGGTGTCGGGCGTTGCTTCCTTGATGGAGGGCTGCCATAGATACTGGCCATTGTTGTCCTTGAGTTTGCGGATGGCCTTTACCGTCGAGTCGTTCATGATAAAAGCGGCTTTCTTGCGGTAAGGCGACTTGAGGCTGTAAAACACGTCCAGAATTTCGTCGAGGGTAATGGCTGCCGCGGCGGCCGTGGTCACGCCAATTTGTCCGCCGCCCGTGGCGGCAAGGATGCCGGTGGGTTTTCCAACGCCATCGCCCACGAAGAATGCTTCCTCCTCCTTGGCGCCGATGCGACGGGCAAACTCCCTGGCAATATAGGTTTCCAGATTGAATACACTGTCGTTTAGCAGTTCCTCGCTGACCTTGATCATGGTGGCCAGCTTGAAAGCGCCGATGGACACCTGTCCGAAGGTGTCGTCGCTCTCGGGGATAGCCCCCTCTTCATCAACCCAGGATGCGGTGCCTTTAGACGCCACCACGGGAATCTTGCGGTCGCCACTGGAAGTGGTAATGACATTGGCCAGCCGCCTAAAAATGTTTTCTTCCTCGAGGGCTTTAATCAGGGTGCGCTCAAACTCGTCGGGCACCAGGTAGCCGCCTTCGGTATCTTCCCCTACTCGCAGCGAGTTCTGGATATCGCCGCTGCGCTTGCCGCGCATGGCACTCCAAAAGGCCCTCTGATACTCGGCTGTGGCTCGGCCGTTCTTTGCTTCGCCGTAAGAGGACGGTCGGCTGGTGATGGGAGCGTTGGTGGGGTGGGCTAGTTCTGCGTCAAGGACAGCCTGGCGTTCCAAACGGTCAATTTCTCTACCCAGGGCCACAACATCAGCTTCCATCTTCTCGTAAGTCGATGTATCCTCTGCAGACAGCAGCCCGTCGCCTCCCCGTTTGGTGTCAAGGAAGGCCTTCGTTGCTTCCCATGCCTTTGCACGTTTTTCGCGCAGTTCTAGAATCTTGCTCATTCTCATTTCCTCCTTGATAATTTAGTGGGGAATTAAAGAGAGCCGCTTATCCAGCGACTCAATGGGGGTGCCCGTTTTCGGTTTTGCTTTGGGGATTTTCCCAAGCAGGGAGTTGGCCACAGCCATGCGGCTAAAAATCAGGCTTTCTTCTGAGTCTGGGGCCTCCTCATCTGATGTGAACAGGATTTTGTCGGCAAAGCCAAGCTCCACAGCCTTCTTGGCGTTCATCCATGTTTCCGCATCCATGAGCTGCGAAAGCTTTACTCGTGACAGCCCGGATTTCAGCTCATAGGCGTTGATGATGCTCTCCTTGACCTCATCAAGTAGTGCTTTGGCGCGAAGCATCTCTTCGCTGTCACCGATGGCGATGGTGGAGGGGTTGTGGATCATAAGCATCGACACTGGCGACATGTGCACCTCGCTTCCGGCCATAGCAATGACCGAGGCGGCGCTGGCGGCGATGCCATCAATCCTGACGGTGACCTGTCCGGCATAGTCCATGAGCATGTTGTAGATCTGCGCCGCCGCAAAAACATCTCCGCCGGGAGAGTTAATCCACACCGTGATGTTGCCCGAACCTGACATCAGCTCTCCCTTAAACAGCTTGGGCGTAACCTCGTCGCCCCACCAGGATTCCTCGGCGATAGGTCCGTTGAGATAGAGGGTGCGCCCCTCGGCCGAGTTAAGCACCCAGTTCCAGAACTTCCTCATGTACTGACCTCCTTCGGTTGATGATTGGCAAAGACACCCGCATCAGCCAGCTTTGTCATGTTGCCGTTGACCAGATATAGGTCTCCGCCATCCTCGTTGGGAATGCGATTCATGTCCTCAAGTTCGCGGATATCGTTCGCCGACAGCCACCCGTTCTGCCGCCCCGTGGCGTAACCGTTCATGCGGCCCTGGTAGTCTCCTCGCAACAGCCCGTCCACATTAAACCTGATAAAGTACCTGAGCTTTTCCGAAGGCAAGAGAAGCGCCTGCTGCAAAGCCTGCTCCCACCGCATCACCCACGGATTGAGGGTGTACTTGACGAACTCCAGCGACTGCTGCTCAATATTTGAGAAGCTAGACCTCTCCAGATCTCCGACCATGTGAGGCGGTACACGGAAGATGCGGGCAATCTCGTTGAGCTGGAACTTCCGCGTTTCCAGAAACTGCGCCTGTTCCGGTGGAATGCCGATAGACTGAAACTTCATCCCTTCTTCCAGTACCGCGATGCGATGAGCATTGCCGCTACCCTGGTAGACTGCGTTCCAGCTTTCCCTTACTCTTTTGGGGTCCTTGACCACGCCGGGATGCTCCAGCACTCCACCGGGATTAGCCCCGTTAGAGAAAAAGGATGCTCCGTATTCCTCTGTTGCCATAGCCAGCCCGATAGCATTTTTGGCAATGCCGATGGGCGAGTAGCCGATCAGTCCGTCAAAGCCAAGACCAGGGATATGCAGTACCTCGTCCCTGCGGAGCACTACCGTTCCGCTGTCGGGATTGATCCGGCTTTCCTCAGCATCGCGGCGGTAGGTATAGGTCAGTTCGCCACTTGCAGACCGCGACACATCCATCTTGTTCGGGAGCAGCGGGTAGAGGGCCAATACTTGCCCACGCCCATCCCGGATGATTTGTGCGTAGGCGTTGCCCCAAAGCAAAAGATGACTCATCAGTGTTTCCCTGAACACAAATGACGTCATCTCCGGGTTTGGTTCGTTATGGATTAGGTAGTATAGCCGATGCTCGACGGCTTTCTCCTTGCCGCCATCGGTCCTGTAGCGGTAAACCCGCAGCGGCAGCCCGGCGATGGCCTCAGACAGTATCCTTACGCAGGCATACACAGCCGTAGCCTGCATGGCAGTTCGCTCGTTGACGGTTTTACCCGCTGTGGTGCCGCCGAACAGAAACGAGAAGGCACTGCCCACACGGTTTTGCGGCTTGTCCCTTGAGCGGAACAGCCCTTTTAGTAGGTTCATAGGCGTCACCTCCGGAAAATGGACACGAAAAAAAGCACCTGTCTACACAGATGCTTGAAATGTTATAGCTGCTGACGA